ATAATCACCACCGCAGCTCTCCCGGAAGAAACCCCGTGAGAAACTTTTGGATTCATTAATAATGAATCCCAACAACCTCAGATCTCGACAAACATCGTCATAGATCCGAGTTGGCACGATGATGTCATCTCCGTACACTCTCCACTGACTTCCTTCCCAGCCACGGGCTCGCAAATTCGCCCGGACAACGGCTGAAAAGATAAGGGTTTCCAGTGAGAAAGTGAGAGCATTTCCCATCGACGAGAACTTCTCGAGTTTTACGATAGTTCCGTCTTTCATCACGATGCTTTTGGCCCGCAATGGTGATAGGATCTTGAACCATGCATCGGGTAATAGCATCCCCACTAAAGCAAAGGAGACACTATCCGACGCTGACGTAAGATCGATAGTAGCAGGTGAATTCGGTTCACTGCCGCGTTCACTACCGATACGCGCAAGAACCTTGTTAGGTTCCTGATTGCGTAAGTCACATCCCCAGACTTCCAAAAGTCGACGACGAATGAAACCGTCGTAAGCCTGTTGGAGAAGTCCGGCAATGGATGGTCCGAGCTCAATAGGTCGATTCTCATCGATCTTTTTCGGCACGGAACTGTATTCAGCATGATCACAAATTGTGATCCAGTCGTCTGTCGGAATCGCAATATTGTAGAGCGACTCTGGCATTTTATAACCCCACAGTGTGCCGAACATGGTGTTCTCGAACAACCATGTAACCTCAGGTCCGAGCCATGGATATGTACTCGGAGCAAGAAGTTTATAAGGGACGGATCCCTCAGTAATGGCATGTGTAAGGTCAGACTTAGGACCAAAACGCATGAATTCGACAACCTGACCAAGGTCGGGAGGAAGTTCCCCAAGAAGTGGGGCAATTTCACTCCGTAACCTTGTCAAGAGGTCGGCGAGTTCTCGGTGCTCATGAGTAAGCGGGTGTCTCAGAATCTCGAGACACTTTCTATTCATCTCCTTGCACCGAGCCTCAGACTCGTACCACTTTGCCAGCGCGTTCTCTTCGGCTAGATCCCCAAAAAGCGGGAGTTCAAGCTTTTTGAGAAACGC